GTCGTGCACACGACCGGGTCGCGTGATCCCTCCCGGATCGACGAGCAACCCCTCGAGGTCACGTTCTCGATCAGCCTCGACGCCGGCACGGCCAACGCGGATGATCTCGCCAAGTACATGGGGACGTCCGGCGCATTCACCGAGAACGCGCTCGTGCTGACGCACACGTACGGGTCGACCAGCACGCTCCGCAGTCTCGTGTTCACGGCAACCGCGGCGAACTACGGCGACGGTCCGGCGACGCGCGACCTCGGTGGCGGCCTGTACCAGATTACGTTGAACGGGCGCGGGATTTACAACACCACGGACGGCGGACCTTGCAAGTTCGTCCTGAACAACACCGAAAGTTCGTACTGATGATTGGCTACGCGCGAGCACCGCGCACCGTAAAAGTCACGCTTGAGGCACACGGGGAACCCGACCTGTGGTTCGAGATCGAGCATCCCGAGGCAATGTCATGGAAGGCACGGCGACGGTTCGCGGCGGTGGCGCAAGCCGACCAGGGCGATCCGGGCGCCGTGGCCGTGGCATTCGCCAGCCTCGTCCTGCGGTGGAACCTGCCGGACCCGGACACGGGCGAGGTGCTTGCGCTTCCGCCGACGGCGGACATGCTCGATCGCATTCCGGCGCATGTCGTCGAGGGCATGATGGTCGAGGTTGCCGGATTGTCAACGGTCCCAAAAGCGAGCGGGAGCGACTCTGGAACTGGGTAGAGGGCCGCGGCACCGGCCCGGAGTGGACGGCCGACGTCGTGCTCATGCGTCGGTACGGATGGACGCCGGAGCAGGTGCTGCGCGTGAACCCGCTGTGGCGAGAGCGGCTCCTGTTGGTCGAGTCGTACACCGCGCAGGTCGAGCGTGAGCGTGAACGCCGGGCAAGGATGAAATAGGCGATGGCGAACGTCGCGAACCTGCGCATCAACGCCATCGTCAACGACCAGGCGACGCCTGCGCTTCGGCGCATCAACGGCGCGCTGAACGGCCTCAACTCCGGCATGTCCGGCGCATCAGGTGGTGCGCTCGGCGCGGCCCGTGCGCTGTCCGGTGTCGGTGGAGGCGCGAACCTTGCGGCCGTTGGCCTTGGTGTTGCCGCTGCCGCCACGGCTGCGGTTGTCGCCGGCACGGTTGCGCTCGTGAAGGCGTCCGTGGATGCCGCCTCGAAGACTGAGTCGTACCGCAACACGCTCCTGCGCCTGACCGGCGACGCAGCTAAGGCCGACGCGACATTCAGGAGGCTGCAGGACTTCGCGGACTGGTCGCCGTTTGACGACGACGCCGTGATGCAGGCAGCGTCGCGCCTGCTCGGTGCCGGCGTGGCAGCCGACGACCTGACGCGCGTCATGACGGCGCTGTCGGACGTGTCCGGTGACAGCGGCGAGACGTTCCAGCGCGCATCCCTTGCGTTCTCGCAAATGGCGCTCAAGGGCAAGGTCAGCGTCGAGGAACTCAATCAACTTGCCGAGGCCGGCATACCCGCGCAGAAACTCCTTGCCGACGCAATGGGCGTCTCGACGCAGGCGCTTGCGGACATGGCGAGCAAGGGCCAGCTCACCGCAACCAAAACCCTGCCGTTGCTGGTCAAGGCGATCGAGGACAAGTTCGGCGGTGCAACCGAGCGCGCGTCGCAATCCGTCACGGGCCTGTCATCGACGGTTGACGCCAAACTCAATCGCAGTCTCGCAACGCTCGGTCAGGTGTTGGAGCCGCTCACCAAGGACGTCCTGCGTGGCTTGATCGAGCTGCTGGACGACGTGGTTGCCGGCATACAGGCGTTCACAGCCACGCAGGAGTTTCAGGACTTCCTCGTTGGCGCGCGCGAAGCGTGGGTCGGTTTCTCGGCCGTCGTGAAGGCGCTGCTGCCGGTGCTGTTTGAGATCGGACGCGTGCTGATGGCGGCAATCATGCCGGGCCTGCGCGTCTTTTCCCTCATGATGCAAGGCGTTGCGTACGTGACGCAACGCGTGGTCCAGTTCCTGAAGCCGTTCTGGGACATCCTTCGCGCCATCGGTCAACAAATCAAGGCCGTCATCGAGTGGTTGGCGCCGTGGGTGGCCAAGGTGCAGCAGGTCATCAAAGCCGCCGCGCTGGCCGTCGAAGGCTTTATCGAGTGGATCACGTCCGGCGAGTTCCTCAAGGATGCGCTGGCGCGCGTGCATGCTGTGATTGAGGCCATCATCAGGGCCATCGAGTGGTTGTGGGATCGGATCAGCAAGGCGATTCAGTGGTTCAAAGATTGGATCACGAACTCGGAGTTCGTGCAGCGCGCGTTGCGCTTTGTTGAGGGCGCCATCGATAAGGTTCGCGAGGCGCTCGAAAAACTTGGCGTGATTGAGGCGCGTCCGAAGGTCGAGATTGACGACCAGACGCGTCCGGCCATTGACGACATCCAGTTCCGGCTCGATAACCTGAAGCGCGATCCGATCCCGGTCGGCGTGGTTGATACTGGCGAACAGGCCCGTGCCGACATTCAGGCGGCTGTCGACGGAATGATGGGTGGCAACCTGCCAATCGGCGTGACGGATACTGGCGCGGACGAACGGCAGCGCATCCAAGACGCGATCAACGCGATGCAGGGTCGCACCGGCGACAACGCCATTGTCATCGAGACCGTGAACCGGACGATCAACCAAGTCGTGACGCAGTCAGGAGCGGTTGCGAGCACGACCACAAGCACGACCTCGGCATTCGCGCCGGCGACGGGTGACCCGTACGGTGAAGCCGCAACCGGCATCCGCATACCAGGCGGCGTCAACGTCACGCCGATCACGGATCAGCCGGTCATCCAGTCGCCGGTTGTTGAGACGATTGTGCCGGCCACGAACAACCTCATCACGTCGATCACCAACGCGCTCGGTCGGTGGAAGAACGCCGAAGCGATGGCAGGTGGCGGCATCGGCTACCTTGCAATGGCGTCCGGTGGCATCGTCACACGAGCGACGCCGGCGATCGTCGGAGAGGCTGGTCCTGAGGCCGTCATCCCGCTGTCGCAACTGGGTGGCATCATGGGCGCCGGCATGAACGTCACAATCAACGTCAGCGGATACGCCGACGGTGCAGGCGCAGGACGTGCCGCTGCCGATGCGTTCCGTCGTCAACTCGGGCTGCAACGGCGTCTGCCGTTCGGGACGGCCTGATGCCACTCTCGGTCACCCTGACGGTCAACGGCGTCGCGTACCAGTCGTACGCGCGCATCGAGACGATCGTCGTCCGCTCGTCGCTGCGTGATCGTTCGGGCACGCTGTCGTTCGAGGTCGTGATCCCGTACACCGGCGCGTCGCCGGCGGTTGCGGTACCCCGTGCCGGTGCCGAGGTCATCCTGACGGTGTCGAGCACTCGCGAGTTCGGCGGCGTGGTGCAGCGCGTCAGCGAGAGTGCGTTCGGGACGTCGTCGTACCTGTACGCCGTCGATTGCAGCGACTATTCGCGCTGGTTTGACCGGTACCTCGTGCAGGGCGTCAAAATCCCGGATGGCGATGCCGAGGGCTTGACGGACACGGCGGGCAACATCGTCAAGTCGATCGTCTCGGGCACCTGCAACCAAGGGCCGATCACGTGGGACGTCACGCAAGTCGCAGACGGTGACACCATTCCGCAGCAGGTATTTGACTTCGACACGCCGTCATCGGCCATTGACCGGATCGCGAAAATCATCGGGTACCGCTGGTACCTCGGGTACAACCGCGACGTCATCTTCCAGCCGATTGCCGGCGTGGCGTCGACGGCGCCGGTCACGTCGATCACGTGGGAGTCGCAGACCACGCTGTCCGATCTCGTCCTGGAGGAGGTCGGCGATCAGGTCGTCAACGTCGCGTACATCAAGGACGCGAAGAGCGTGGCAACAGGCGATGACGGGTCGCCGCTGTCGTTCAGCGAGACGGTGGGCACCGGCGACACGTACCAGACGTTCTTTCCACTCGGGTACGAGCCTGCCACGTACGACGGCACGACGGTCACGGTGACGCCGACCGTGGGCAGCCCGACGACGTACACCACGGGCAACGGCGGCCTGCTCCGTGAAAACATCGATGGCAAGCCCGGCGACGGGCAGGCGCGCAACAAGGCGCTCCTGTGCCTGCCGAACTGGGGCATCCGGTTTGAGCAACCGCCGGCAGCCGGGTCGCGCGTCAGCGTGACGTATCCCTACCTCGACATCAAGGCCAAGGTCAACCGCGTCATCGACGGCGAGTCGATCAGCGAGGTCGTGTCACGTGAAGGCGTCGCGAACTCCAGCGGGGTGTACGAGGAGGCGTTCTCGGCATCGGAGATGGTGAACGCATCGCAGGACGCGATCAAGGCGCGTGCGCAGCTCTACCTCGGCACGCGTCGCCACAAATGGACGGGCACGGCGCGCGTGTTTGGCACCGGATGGCGTGACGGGCAGAAGTTTAGGCTGTATTCGGATCGACGGTTTGGTGGAGTGTTCGCCTCCGGCATCGACGTGTTTGTGGTCGACGTCACGAAACGGTTCGCAACACCGGATCAGTGGTTGAACGACCTGACGATTGCGACGGACGTATACGGGGAGCTGTGACGTGGAAGACATCACGCGCACGATTGCGCGCATCATCGACGGCATCCGCGCGCCGGCGTCGGACGTGCGGGGTCGACCGCTCCAGCAGTTCATCGCGGGCGATCACCGCGTGTACCTGCGCGACGAATCCGTCACCGTGACGGTGGCAGCGTCAACCACGCCGGTGTACGACGTGGCAAAGTATGGCCGTGCGATTTACCAGTAGCGCCATCGGCGTGCGCGGGCACGTCATCATTCGCGTCGATGATGCCATCGTGGCTGAGGGCGACAACCTCGTCGTCACGGCGGGCCTGAACGAGATCGCGAAGGCGCTCGTTGCGACGGACGGGTTTTCGGCGTCCTCGTGGTACATCGAACTCGGCACCGGCACGACGGCCGTGAACGCCGCGGACACGGCGCTCGTGACACCATCAACGTCGACGTGGCGCGTGGCGAGCGTGACCGAGGCCGTGGGTGCGACGGTGACGCTCGAGACGTTCTACCCAACATCGGTCGGCAACGGATCGTGGGAAGAACTCGGCCTGTGGTTTGGTGCCACATCGACGGCGGGCAGCGGGACGATGTTCGCGCGCCTACTGTCGTCGTGGAGCAAGACTTCCAGCCAAACCGCCACGGTGTCGTGGACGGTGACCTTCAGCGTCACGTAGGAGCGCGAAAATGGCATGGGGCACGATGCGCACGGTGGTCGGTGGCACCGACACTATCCTGGCATCCGATCACAACACGGTGCGGGGCAACATCCTCGTCATCTCGCCTGACGGCGTCGTGCACACCTTCGTGCAGCAATCCTCGACGCCGTCGGCTCCGGGCGCGGGCATCACGGCCATTTACGCCAAATCGGACGGGTCGATATACAAGCGATCCGGCGCGTCCGGATCCGAAGAGGAAGTCGGCGGGGCGGGCTTCGCAGCGCGCTTCTTGTTCATGGGAGGCTGACATGCCAGAAGCACTCAAATCCATCGCGCAGACCGACCTCACCACGACATCGCTCACGACGGTGTACACGGTACCGGCGTCGACGAGCGTCGCGCTGTCAACCATCGCGGTGACCAACCGGCACACCTCCTTGTCGTGCACGTACAACCTCGCGCATTCACCGGCGGGCGCGTCCGTCGCGAACGCGCACTATTTCGCGTACGGCGAAACGCTCGCAGCCTCGACCTCGGTGTACCTGACCATCGGCATGACGATGGCGACGACGGACGTGTTGAGGG